TAAAAAATGCATTTGATAACAGTACACCTTACTTTTTTTATGAAACATTAAAAGATGGATTACAATTTAATTCATTAGAAAACTTATATGAAAAAGACATATATGAAGAATATCAATTTGTTCCTTTCTTCGACCATGATATAGGAACTACAGGTTCATACGACGAAATAAGGACAAGAATTAAATCTTTTACAAGTGATTTAAATATGGGTAAATTAAATGACGTAGGTTCGGGCGCGTACGCGAGCACGCTTCACACGATCGACCTTGCAACAAAGTCTTATAAAAAAACAGTTTTTAATTATGATTCAAGTTCACCTAAAAAGTTATCTAAGGAAAAACCATTTAGCGATAATTATAAAATACTAGATAGAGGATTATCTGAACTAAAAGAAGGTAAAAATTATTTTATATCTTTAAATTCAGAAGCTTATCCTTCGCATAAAAATTATCATGCTCCAGCATTTAGTACAATATTAAAATCAGAATCACATTTACAAACGCTAGGTTTTAATACCCACACAATTAACTTACCTGGCGATTTTGGATTACAGGTAGGAAACAAAATAAAAATACAAACTATTAAATCAACGTCAATAAAAGATTCTGATGATGCAACAGTTATGTTAGATAAGTATAATGGTGGGACTTATTTAGTAACAAGAGTAGTTCATAATTTCGGGGATACATATAACATGATAGTTACTATCCAAAGGGATTCAGTCGAGGCAAGGGATAATGCGTAAAGATATGTTTTTAGATGGAGAATTTTCCTGGTTTATGGGTGTTATAGAAGATGTAATCGATCCAAAGAAAAGAAATAGAGTTAAAGTAAGATGCTTTGGTTATCACACAGACGATAAAGGTATATTACCTGTTGTTGATCTGCCGTGGGCAACTGTTATGATGCCAAACACTTCTCCAAGTGTAGATGGTATTGGAATGAATCACCAGTTATTAGAAGGAAGCTGGGTGGTTGGATTCTTTAGAGATGGACCAAGTGCACAAGACCCTATTGTTATGGGCAGCATGGCTTCATTTACAGAAGAGGCACCAAATACAGAAAAAGGTTTTACTGGACGATTTGGAATCACCGCAAACACAGAAGATGTGCCAGAAGAAGTAGATTCATTTAATGATAACCAAGTAATTAAAACAGTTGGTGGACATTTAATTGAGTTAGATAATGCCTTAGATGCAGAAAGAATTAACATTAAACATAAGAGTGGAACAACTATATTAATCGATAAGGACGGCGGCATACAAATAGATGCAGTAAATGATATAGTTAATATAGATGGTAATACAACCATCACAGGAACTCTTACAGTGTCCGAGGCAACATCTTTACAAGCAACGTTGGATGTTACAGGGGCTCAGACTAATTCTAGTACGATCGTATCAGAAGATACTATAACAGATAGTGGTGCTACTTTAGCAACGCATACTCACATAGGAGATTCTGGTGGAAATACTGGATCTCCTAACTAATAGCGTATAAATAGATACATGGCAAATACAAATTCACCTTTAATACAATCCGATGCATCCATAAGTGGAAACATTCAAAAAGCAAAGGTTGTAAGTAGAAAAAAAGGACATAGCGATTTGGATCTAAGTTTAAAACTACATCCAATTAGAAAAGATTTAAATGTTTTAAAGGATGATAATGCTATTAAGAATGCAGTTAAAAATCTATTAATTAGTAATGCATTTGAAAGACCTTTTCAGCCACAGCTCGGGGCAAATCTAAGAGGTTTATTATTTGAACCAGCAGATGCTATAACAAAAATAGCTATAAAACAAAATATAATAAATGTTATAAAGGATTACGAGCCAAGAGTAAAATTAATATCTATTGCAATTAATGATCTTTCGGATCAAAATGCATATAGGTTAACAGTTAAATTTTTAATAAAAGAATATGACACAAGCGAATCTGTGGAAATATTACTAAGAAGGTTAAGATAAGATGGCAAGCAATTTAAAAGTAACGGAATTAGATTTTGATCAAATTAAAACTAATTTAAAAAACTTCCTAAAAACTCAAACAGAGTTTAATGATTATGATTTCGATGGATCAGGCATGAGTGTATTACTAGATGTTCTAGCATATAATACACATTACAATGCTATGAATGCTCATTTTAGTTTAAATGAAGCATTCCTAGATTCAGCTCAGATAAGAGGTAACGTTGTTACCCGTGCTAAACTATTAGGTTATGTACCAAGATCAGTATTATCCTCAAGAGGCGTAGTAACAATCGTGGTGGATGTTACTGGAGTAGGTGGAACTATACCTACAACTCTTACCTTAGCCAGAGGAACTAAACTAAATACTTTGGTTGATGGGGAAGAATTCCAGTTTGTTGTTTTGGATAATCATACAGCAACTATCTCAGGCAATACATTTACTTTCACAGGTATACCTATTGCAGAAGGTGCGTTTAAAAGTTTAAAATATAGGGTTGATAACGATATAGAAAATCAGAAATTTCAGTTATCAGATAAAGATTCAGATACTTCCACCCTTAGGGTTCGAGTACAGGACAATGAAGAATCATCAGCATTTGATATTTACACAAAATTCGAATCACTTAAATCAGTAGATTCAACAACTAAGACTTATTACTTACAAGAAAATTCGAATGAGTACTACGAAATATACTTTGGTGATGGAGTAACGGGTTATAAACCTATTAATAATAACATCGTAACTTTGGACTATATCTACACGAATGGTAAAGATGCTAACGGTGCGAATGTTTTTTCAATGGTAGATAACGTTGGTGGATTTAGTACAATTGCAGTTACAACAGTAACAAAAGCAGCTGGTGGAGTAGATCAAGAAACAACAGAATCAATTCGATTCAATGCTCCATTAACATTTACTTCTCAGAACAGAGCGGTTACATCAGATGACTATTCAGCTATTATTAAAAAATCATTTACTAACATCGATTCTATTTCAACATGGGGTGGTGAAGATAATGATCCACCAGATTATGGTAAAGCCTATATAGCTATTAAACCTTTAACAACTACGGTTTTAACTACTGAAGAAAAGAATGAAATTAAAAATACTATTCTAAAGGGTAAAAACGTAGTTAGTATTACACCAGAGATTTTAGATCCAAACTTTACTTTCTTAGAATTAGATGTATTCTTTAAATATAATCCTAACCTTACAGATAGATCTAGCTCAGATTTACAATCAGTTGTAAGAGATACAATAAGCGATTATAACTTTAATAATCTAAATAAATTCGACGGTGTATTTAGACATTCGCAAATATTAAAAAACATTGATAATGCAGATCCATCAATTCAGAATAGTACAGTTAGACCTCGTATGTTCCAAAACATATCAGCAACAACGACGACAGCTAACAACAACTTTACTTTAACATTTACTTCTCCTTTTTATCAATCTGGGTCATCAACAACCCATATATTATCTTCTACTGCATTTTTAATTAATAGTGTAGATCATTACTTTGGTGATACCCCAATCGTGGGTTCAACAAATAGAACTGTTATAGTTTATAAAAAAGTAGCAGGAGAAAATGTTACCGTGATAGCTGATGCCGGTTTAATAGAGCCCGTAACAGGAAAAATTACTTTAAATAGTTTTGCTCCAAGTTCAGCAACAACTATTAGATTAACAGTTATACCTAACTCATTAGATTTAGCACCAAAAAGAGATCAATTACTTTCTATAGAAAATGCAAGAGTAACCATTACCCCAGAGATTGATACAATTTCAGTAAGTGGATCTTCTGGTTCAATCACATACGCAACAACACCTAGATTAAAATAATGGCAACCGATCACGAATATAGTTCACCGGGATACGTAGAAAGCGTAGTATCTTCTAAGAAGAAAACCAAAGAGCATATTAATTATAAGCAATTAGTTCCAGCTCACATATTAGAAAATTCATCGAAGCTAGAAGCTTTAATGAAATCCTATTATACTTTCATGAATATGGAAGAGTTTATATACGAGCAAACAAAAACATTTAGTGATGTAGTTCTAGATGGTAAAGCATCATTTAGAATATTAGATCCAAAGAGTGAAAATGATGAATTCTTCACCGACGAAACTGGGCAAAGCTCTAGTTTGCTTATTACTAATACGGATGGAACAACTACTACAATCGCTTTAAATACTATTAATGTGGCTATTACAAATGGTAATGACTTACCTGGAACATTAGCTAAAGAAACATCAGAGGTTGGTAAAACATTTACCGTAACCGGATTAGCTTCTCATAATGGTAAAACATCTACATTAACAACCGTTGTTAAAAACTGGGTTGGTCCTGGTCCTTCAAACGTAATGAATACGATTGAAGATGCTATGGATATAGATGGAAATGCTACAAACTATTTGGAGTTTATGCAAAAAGAAATTGCACAAGCTATTCCAAGAGATGTTACAGTTAATAAAAGAAACCTATATAAGAACATTATTGATTTTTATAAGGTAAGAGGTAGTTCTGATTCAATCGAGATCTTTTTTAGATTATTATTTAACGAAGTGGTAGAAGTAGAAAGACCCTACGATGTTACGTTAATACCTTCATCCGGGAGTTGGGATTCTAACTCGAATGCCTTTACTGATAACAAAGGATTCTTATCTGACAGAATAAAGTTACAAGATAGTTTACGTTATCAGAAGTTTAGTTATTTAATTAAAACAGGTAAAAACGTTTCTGATTGGTCAGATGCTTTTACAAGATTAGTTCACCCAGCAGGATTTAAATTCTTCGGTGAAATTCTATTGTTATTAAACTTTGTTAATATAGGTACAGTAAATAATAAGAAAATGATGAGTACACTGGCCAGATTATTTTCTGCAATGCCAGGAATTCAGCCAGGTGTTATTGGTCTTGAAGATATACCACTACTAGTTGAAATGTTTGCATCAGCATTTACTCCGTCAGTTTCTGCAAATATACACAGAAGTGCTACGTTATCTACTTCATTAAAAAATGGTGTTATAACAGGCACAAGTATTACAGCAGCTGGTTCAGGATATTTAACTCCACCAACAATTACAGCAGCAGATGGAACAAGCGGATATACAACTCCGACTATAACCTCAACTATTGCGAATGGAAAAGTAAATGCAATCTTAATAGGTGCTGGTGGAAAAGATTTTACTGCTCCAGCATTAACATTTACTGCACCTCCGACTCACACATTTAATGGGTCAAGTGCTTCTATCGTAAGTACATCAACTAATAGGATAACTTTAAGTGCAGCACAAGCAGCTACTTTTGCAGTTACAGATCATTTAACATACGCAACTACCGGAACATCAATTGCCGGATTAGTTAGTGGAACAACATATAAAATTTTAGCTAAAGTAGGAAATGCAATTGGATTATCTTTAACAACAGACGATGTAGAACTTAATATATCGGGAGTTGGTTCTGGTACGACTCACACATTTACAGGTATAACAGCAACTGCTACAGCAAGCATAACAAATGGGATGGTTGATACCGTAACTGTATCAGAACCAGGATTTGGTTATTCGTCAGCTCCAACTATTACCGTTGGGGGTACAGTTGATGGATCAAATACTTCACCGAACATTAGTTTAGCTATTGATGCAAATGGAAGAGTAGATGGGGATAATATTACGATCACAAGTAGAGGATCAGGATACTCTTCTATATTCCTTACTCCAGGTGGTAACCCAAACATAGGTAAAATAGCATCTATAAATATAGTTGAAAGTGAACCAAAGAATTATAGAGTAGCTCCTACACTTATTATTGATCCACCAACAGCGAAAGATAATTTAGGTAATGCCTTAGGTACAAACGTACAAGCAGTAGGTACCTTACCCTTAGATGGTAAGGGAAACTTAAC